TTAACCAATCAAGCCGTCAAACTTGCTCGGCGGCCGCGGTGGCGGAACCGCGAGGCGCGCCCGGCTCATCGGCGAAAGGCCGAATTGGCTACCGAGGCGCACCATTTGGTCGGCGGCCAAGCGCTCAATCCGCAGCAGCGTCCGGCCAGCGGAGGTGGTGTACCGCTCACCTTCGGGCATCGCTTCAAGCACCTCGCAAGCCGTCCGCCAGCGTCCGACGGCGTCGCAGTAGGTGGCAAACACGGAAACATCGAGCGGGGTAAGAAGGCCGAGTTTGTGGAGTTCGCCCGCAAGCTCAGACCATACAGCGAGGGCATGGCCGGTCAGATAGGCGGGCGGCTCTGGCGGCTGCGGCGGAATCGGCGGCTCGATGCTATGGCGCAGCCGACGTTTGCCGGGACGACCTTGGATGAGCTCCAGATGTGGTGGCTTTGGCGGGGGTCCGGACATGATTGTCTCCGTTGGTGTGAGGGTTGCGCGACTTTAGCGCTGGTTGGTCAACGCGGAAAACCTGCCGGTCACCGGAAAAAAACTTGTAAACTGCGGGCGTGCACGTCGAGCCGCAGCTGCGCCCGGCCGCTGGCAGTCTCGCGAAAATTTTCGACCGCCCCCGACCTGAGAACCGCGCTTGGGGCCCCGTCCCCCCCCAGCGAGTTCGAAGAGCCTTTGACAATTTTCATGATGCGACCCTCACACCTCGACTGGCGGCAAACTTGCGAAGCAAGCGTCGACCGCGGGGGCGTCCTTCCGCACGCGAATTTCGATGCTCCAGGCGGGCTGCCACACATGCCCTGGGCAACGATTGGCCAGGCATTCTCGATGAATTCGGATGGGGGGATTGGTGAGAGTGATGGTGCGACACTTATTGGCGGTCGCGCTTGCCACGACGGGTGGGTGCATTCTGGTTCTCCATGGTGCGAACTCGTGGACAGTTCATGGGATTACCGCAACTGGCTAAGCAGCTTGATAGCGCCAGCGTCCTGCCGGGCAGCAAGCGCGGTCATTCCACCGCTGGCATAGACCGCGACCGCGCGTAGGAGCTCGGCGAGCTGGCGTGCTGCGCCGGGATCGAAGCGGCAGTAAGCGCCGCGCGTTAAGGTCGCAATGTTGCGGAAGACGTGCTCGACCTCCCGATCGCGGCCCTCCTGGAACATGAAGACCGGCACGCCGAGCCGCCCGAGTTCGCCGGCCTGCTGGGCAAGGTCGTCCGGATTCTCCTCCATAGCGTCACCAACGAACACCAGGGCGCTCACCTTGAGCAACGTGGTCTCCTTCTTGGCGTGGATCAGGACCTTCTCGATCTGCGTGTGCCCGCTCTCGCACATAATTTTCGTCATCACCCTGCCAAGCTGCTCAGGATCAGAGAACCAGCGCGAGGACCGGCACTCGCTCAGGCCCCGATAGTAGACCAGTTGCATATCGAGCCCACCGGTGGCGCCAGCCTCACGGAACATCTCGGCTTGAAGCGTACAAGCAGTATCCCAGGTTGGCTGCCTGGATGCCGTGGCATCGAGAGCGAAGATGAGGCGTCCGTGCGCGCTCGGGCCTGAGCGCTTCTTGAGATCAGCGAGAAAAGCGTCAACCTCGCTGCGCGTTGGGGCCGTCGGCGCGCTCTCGCCGCGGTTTGTAATCTGATCGCTAGGCATGTTGACCACTTTCCTATGCATGGACCGATGGGACCTTTTGGACCTCCACCATCAGTACGCGCGAGATTGCAGACAAAAAGCTGGAGGTCTATACAGAGGTCCAAGAGGTCCCGTCGGTCCATGCGTTACGTGACCTCTGAAAGACGAAAGGCGGCGCGCCCTATCCTGGTCTGCCTCCGGATCAACCAGTACCTGCGACCGTCAGATAGCCGCACGACGCGCCCACTGTTGCGGCGTAGCCACTCACCCAGTCGCTTGATCGAAATGTCACCATCCTTGTCGCCGGCGATGCGCAGGAGGAGGTCCTTGAGTGGATTGGCATTGAAGCCGTGGGGCACCTCATGCGCGATCTCGACCAGGCGGGCGCTCAGGTAATCCTCGTCGAGCTTTAACTCGCCTAGCCACCACTCACCCAGCTCGCGAAGATCGGCAAGCTCGAGGTCCTCAGCCTGGGTCGTGTCGATGCTCGCCACCGGATCGGGCTCACCGAGCCAAATCAACGGGCTGCGCACCATAGTCGACCACTCGGCGCAGCTGCCGAATGGTCCGCACACCTCGGGCGCTCCGGCCGCGAGGTAGGCGCGCATCACCGTCAGGCCGGCCGCGACGTAGGTCGCCCGGTTCGCCCCGGCCTGCCGCAACGTGTTGCGATTGAACCTGCGCAGCTCCGGCCGCTCGTCGAGCGTCTCGAGATTGCACACGAGCCCGCGGCGAACCATGTCGCCTTTCAAGCTGACGTTATTGCCGGTCGCGTAGATTGCGGTGTGGACTTCACAATCCGGCGTCTCGCTGGTGCCGAGGATCCTCACCTTGACCACCGGGCGTTCGGAGATTTGGCATAGAAACTCACCGCCGAGATCGTGCATGGAGTTGTCGAGCGAGACCATCGGAATGCCGCTCAGGATAATGGACCCGAGCCGCTTCTCGGTCTCCTCCACGCTCTTGAGCGCTGTGATGACGGGGCAGAGCCGGCCGGTAGCGATCACGGCGAAGGTGTCAACGAGATAGCTCTTGCCCGTCCCCGCCATGTGAGCAGCGATCAGGTGCATCGGTGCGGTGGGAAGCGAACCACGGACCAAAGGCGTCAGCTGTCCCGACAACGCGACCGAACGGTTGAGCCGCTTTTCGAGATCACCACCGATGCGCTTGAAGGAAAATTCTGAGAGCAGGTCGATCAGCAGGTTGAGCGCCGCGAGCGCCTGATCCTTGGTCGGGTGTTCCCGCATCGGCGGCAGCTGAAGCCCCGGTTGCAAATAAAGCTCGGTCTCGGGGTCATAACCCGGTTCGGTGAGTAGCGAACCATCCGGGCGCAGTGTGGGCGTGGTGATGACGCCGCTGACATGCGGGAACCGCCAGCGCCGCTCGCTCGCGAGAATCACGCGCACGTGCCGCAACGGGGGGTCGGTGTCGACCCACTGGTTGCGCTTGCGATCGTATTTCTGGAATGTGGCGCTCTCGGCGGCCGGTCCCAAGAAACTCTCGGGCGAGAGCTCGCGCAAACGTGCAACCGTAGTCGTGCGCCCGTCCGATGCCGACATGTTCTCGGCGACGGGCTCGACCAGCATTCCGGCGCGCGAAAAGATCGGCAGGCCCGAAGCGAGCAACGCATCCTCGGTCTCGCCCAGGATGCGCAACAGTTGTCCGTCCATGATTTGAATGGTGGGACGAATGCCGCCATATGCTGGCGGTTGCGGTCGCGTGCGTGGCTGTTTCTTGCCGGCCTGTGCGCCGCTCTCGATCGTGGCCTCGACCGCCGCTGCGCCGTCATCAGCGACCAGCCGGCAAGTCTCCGCGGCCTCGAACAACCGATCGCGCACCTCCTGTTCGTCGAGACCGCGGCCGGCAACGACCTGGAATAGATTGAAGGCGGCGGTATTGAGCGTGGTGTTGCGCGTGCCCGGTTGGGCGGCGGCGACCGCCTTGCATTCGCGTTCGAGTGCTGCCTTCGCCCAAGCCTTCGCCTTCGTGGCCTTGGCAAGCGCGATCAGCCAAGGCGGCGCCAGAGCGGCATTCTGCGGTCCGCCCGATTCCCATTGGTACGTTCCGCCGGTGGCGTTCCGGCTCGGCGGCAAACAGATGTAACCGCCATTGCCGCGCACATCGATCCCGGGACCGATCTTGCTCGCGCTGTTGCGGATTTCGACGTTAGGGTCCCAGGCGAAAAGCAAATGCCGGCCGCCACGCGGGGTGACGGTTGCCCAGGTAAGTGGAAGCGGCCCGCGCTGCGCGACCAATTGGTCGAGCGTGGCCTTGCCATCGATTTTCTTGGTGGGATCGACGTCGAGATCGATCGCCCATAGTCCGCTCGCGGGACCCATCGGCGCGCCGATCATGGCGTTGGGATATTGTTGCCACCATGCGAGGATTTGCGTCTCGTCTCTGGTCGCATCCTTGAAACCGTTAGAAGTGAGCGGCCGCTTGTCGATCGGATTGCAGGGAAAGACTGGGATGCCGCAGCGCGCATAGTCGGGCGCGGCCTCGAACACGGTAGGAGTGTTGGCTTGAGCTTGCGGGGGCATTAATTGATTCTCCCTCCGAGGTATTGAACAAAAAGATCGAACAGGAACTTGCCCTGTTTCGGAGACGGCTCGATTTGTTGACGGGCGTAGAACGCCATCTTGTGAATGAACTCGTGCTTATCAGGAGGCAGGCAATTGATCTGGCGCTCTGCGAACAGCGCCACCTCGCTGAACTCGAGCTTGCCGTCGGGACGGAACCTCGTCTCCGCTGCTCGGACACCCTCGGCGTAACCGATGGCGCGGGCGTTCTCGATCTCGCTGCGGATCTTCTGCTTGTCGGCATCGCTCAGGCTGCCATTTGCCTTCTCGATACGGTCGGCAAGAGCATGAATATCGACACCTCCGTCCTTACTGATGGTCTGCACGATCCGTTGGACGCCAAATATCGCAGCGTTGCGGTCACCGTCGTTGGCGCTGAGCAGCATGCGGAGGCAGGATGCAAGCTTGTGGGGGATTGGACCGAGCGGATCGGGCGTGCTCATACTTCCCTCCAACACCGCTCCTTGTGGGGGCACTGCTTGCAGGGAAATTTCTCGGGATCGTCGAAGCCGCGCGGAAGCAGTTCATTGGCGCGCGTCGCGGCGATGATATTGGCCGCGCGATCGGACCATAGTTGCGCACGCTCGGCGTCAAACGGGACGAAGAAGTGCAGCCATTCGCACGTGTCAGCGTTCGTGACCGTGAAAAGCGCGGGGTTAGTGACGTTGAGGTAGGCTTGATAGAGCGCAACCTGCACGAGGTAGTTGGAGTGTCTCTTCTCGAGTCCGTCGCGCTCGATCTCACGGTAGGACGTGGCCTTGAGGGCCTTGTGTTCCCATACGAATGGATAGATCAGGTAGGCGCACAGCAGATTGGGGCCGTGAATGATGATCCCATCAGCGTGGCCTCGCATCACGCCCCCGACTGCGGTGAAAGCGCACGCTTCGTCCGGCGCGAACTTGAAGCCGGCCGCGACGAAGTGCTCGCGCATCCGCGCCTCAAAAAAGTGCCCACGCTCGAACCTCTCGCGATCTTGGGCCGGGACTTCCGATCTGCACCACCATTCGTATTGAATGCGGCGCAAGCATTCGTGCCCGAGGATCGATGCGCCCAGGTATTGCTCGCGCGGCCGCTCCGTCGCCGGCGCGGCGATACGCTCGAGCGCGGCGTTGATCGCGGTGTTGATCGGTTCGAGCGAGAGATTGGCACGGTTGAGGTTAAGCATTCGGGAACTCCCGCACTAACAGGTCAGCCGGAATTGGCTTCTTGCCGGTCATTTGCTTCATGAAGAAACGAATGCCGCGTGCGCAGCATTGATCGCGCAGTGCCCGCGCCCAAGCCGGATCCATCATGCGCGCTCTGGGGCCGCTCTCGCCGCCGCAGATGATCCAGTCAGGCAGCCCGTTCGAGGCGTTGGTGTTAGCGGCCCTAATGCAGGCTCGTAGCTGACGAAGCGCACCACAACTGGAATGCGCGCCAGGATCGGCCGCGCTGTTCATAGTGTTCCTGATCCTCGGTTGTTGCGCCGAGCCACACGTTGGCATAGCCGTCACCCCAATCGGCCGGCAGCATCTTGACGATGTTCTGCGGCCGCTTGGTCAACAGCTGCCAATCAAGCTCGGGCGTCTCCCGGATCAGACAGAACAGATCGGCGCGCCACGCTCCCGGGACCTGGTTGTCGAAGACGTCTGCGAGCGAAGCACAAAAGACACGGCGCCGGCGACCATACGTGCGCGCAAACGTTGACGCTTTGGCATTCCATCGCCGCGGACCGTCCCAATAATTGACAGACGTGCGCCGACGCTCTGCTTTCGGACCCCAGCTTCCGCCGGCGGTCCACTTACGGAACCTGTTCTGCGCCTCGGCGTAGCAGTGGTCGCAGCCGGATGACACGTGCTGACATCCGATCCACGGATTGAATGGGCTGTCAGTCCATTCGATTTTGGTGAACTCAGCCATTTGCTTTTGCCCTTAAAGTCCGATCTCGTCGTTGAATTCATCTGGCGTCATCGAGCGAGAGGTTGGCGCGATTCAAGTTCAACATGGCGTGCCCGCAGAACCAAAACCTCGGACCCCGCGTGTTTTCTCATCGAGGCTTGCGACTTCGAGGATGGCAATTTGCATGGTTGTCGTCAGGACGAGCTGAGCAATCCGCGCCCCGCGCTCGACCGCGAACGGCTCGGCGCCGAAATTGGCGAGAATGACGTGCAGCTCGCCGCGGTAATCGGCGTCGAGCGTGCCCGGCGAATTGAGCACCGTGACGCCGAAGTGTAATGCGAGCCCGGAACGCGGCCTGACTTGACCTTCTAGCCACGGTGGCAGCGCGAATGCGAATCCGGTCGGGATAGCGGCACGTCCTCCCGGTGCGATGATGATTGGCTCAGGCACCGCGGCGACGAGATCGAGTCCGGCCGCATGGGCAGTTTGATAAGCCGGCAACGGCAAGTCGGTGGCGTGCGGTAGCCGCAGAATTCGCACCTGGACTTTGTTCACCAGGTTCATGCTAAATCGCGACTTCATCGTTGAACTCATCTGGCGTCATTAGCGGTCCGCCGGCCGCAGCGTTGACTTGGCGCGCGATCGTGCTGGCGCTCGATTTACGGGTCACGCCCTTGTCACTTACATCGCGCGCGATCATCGCCTTGCGAATGAGCGACATGGCCTTGAGCAGAAACTCGATAATGTCGTCCTTCGGCCATGCCCCCAGCGGTTTCGACCAATCAAGACCGGAGCACGTATCAGCGAGCTCGGGCAGGATCGCCGCGACCGCGCCCGCGTCCCATGGTTGCGGGTCGAGGGCGGTCATGCGGATGCATTGCTCGGTGTCGAGCTGCTCCGCCGCCGCCTGCTCGGCGCGCTTGCCGATCCCAGGCGAACAGCGCGCCGGCGATGATCCAGCCCCACTCGGTATCGCTCAAACGCCCGACCGGCGTGCCGGGCGGAATGGGGCCGTCCATCTGGATGACGCTGCGCACGGCCGCGAGAGCGGCGGCAGTGGCGTCGCGCTGCCATTGGTCTTCAATGGCAGACAGCGAGACCTGCCCGATCGGATTGCGGATCTTTCTCATCGCGCCCAATCCGGCCGCTCGACGGGAGCCGCGGGAGCGGAGGGCGTGGACGACGGAGCTCCGCCGCCGTTAAACGGAGGTTGCTGCTCGACCGCGTGCCATCCGGTTTTGTCCTTCGTGATGACACCAGCGAGGACATTCTTGTCCGGATAATTCCCGCTGCCATCGCTCCTGGGGCCGCCCTTCTCCTCGCCGATCTTGGCGATGAAGTTCATGCCCTCGAACCGCTTGACGCTGACGGTGCGAGCCGCACGCGCTTCCGCGCTCACGTCGTTAGGCATCAGACCGAGCGCGCTGTCGAGGATCGCCTTGAGCATGCCGAGATTGCCGGCCGCCATCTTTTTCTGTCCATCGGTGGTGCCGACGAGAAGCAAGTTGTTCCAGAACTTGCGCCCCTTATAGGGTCCATCGATGACGGTGAATTCGACGTCGAGCATCTCGGCATCGCCGGCCTTGCTGCGCCTGAGCATTCCGTCCTCACCGACGCCGCCGGGTCGGATGTGAATGGAAACGGTCGCGACCGTGCCGTCCGGAATCAAATCAAATGACGGCAGCGGTGCATCGGTGTAGTCGAATGGCATCGGATGCCTCCTTTAGTTTGAGCTCTAGGTTTAAGCGGGTTGCTCGACGACAGTGAAAGGTTTGCGCTGTCCGGGGCCGGTGAGCTTTTCGATCAGTCCGCCAAGGCTCGGCGGTTCAATTTGCTCGAGCCGACCGGAGCGATCCTTGGCCGGGTAGCCCCATTGATTGGGATTGGTACAGACGAAGGCGCGCGTCGGCGGCTTGCCGTCGCCGAAGTTGATCCAGTTCATAGTGATGATTTCATCGACGATCGCCGGCAATTCGCGTCCGGTCTTCGCCCCCTCCATTTGCGGCTGCCAGCTCGCAATATTGAGTTCGTCGATATTCTTCTCGAGCACCGCCACGAACACGACGGTACGCATGCGCGCGTGCTGCAGTTGATTGAGCCAGCCCAACATGCTTCTGGCATGAAGTCCGTAAACCGCGCGCAGGTCCTTGCGCCCGCGGTCGGTGAACGCCTCCGGTTGCTGTTCCGCCCAGGTGAAGCAAAGCCGGCCGGCCGCGGTCAGGCTGTCGACGAAGAGGATTTGGTAACCGGTGAGCTGCGCGAGCTCGGCATTCTTCGTCACCTCGTTAAAATGGGCCTCGCTGTAGGCGACGTTCGCCGGTAGCGCCGGATTAAATCCCCCGAGAATGCAGGCGAGGTCGCGGCATTCGGCCCACGTCCGGGGGCGCACGCTTGCGATCGCAAGGTCGGACACCGCGATGTCGCCGGCCTCGATGTCGACGAATAAGGTCGAGGCGAGCATTGCTGCGCGCATGGTACGCAACAGCGATGTCTTGCCGACGCCAGAGGGGCCGACGATCAGAATTTTCGCGCCACTCTTCTCGCTCAAGCGCTCATCAGCGGTGATGATTTTCATGGACGCGCTTCCGATCTGAATTTCCGAATGTATGAGCGCAGGCCGCGCTGGAACCGTCGGCTCGGATGGTTGCCGTGTGGAACACGGTAGAGACCGCCATTCTCGAGAATGATTTCGGTATGCCTGGTCGCCTCGCGGACGTGGTCCACCTCGATGCCAGCGTCACGCAGGACATTGAGCGTGTGTCGAAGCGGCCGGCGCATTAGTTCTTCCTCAATCAGTGGCACAGCAAGTTGCCGTTGCTCCGGAATTAAAACGGCGGCGGGATGAAGTCGTCAGCGGCGCTGGTACGCTCGCTCACGCGCGGAGGTTTAGTGGTCTTGGATTTCTTGCGACGGGGACGCTGATTGGCGAGCTGCGTCGCAGTGTCGGCTGCACGGACATTGCCGGGTCGATAACCGCTGTCGTTGTCGATGCGGTCTTGACTCAGATGATTGTCATGCAGCTGGTAGCCGATATCGGCGTACCAATTTGGGAAGTCGTCGCTATAGTACTCGTCGACGGTGATGGGGCTGTCGGGGCGGCCGCCGTAATAGTCATAAGCCCAATCGTTTGGATTGCTGCAGCGCTGCTTCATGTGAAGCCAGCAATTGTAAGGGCGGGTTCTTTTGCCGCGACGAGCATGGCCATGCTTTGTGCGTTCCCGGCTTTTTTCCCGGGTAAGGCATCCGCAACTTCGCGACCGGCGTGAGCGTAAACGAACTCCGGACGCCAACCGCTCGGTCCCGCAACTGCAACGGCATAGCCACAAGGCAAAAACTGTAGAATGACCTGCTTCGCTGTAGCGCTTTCGTTCTGGATGGAGTTCAAGAACCAACCAGCGGCCGAACTTTTGGCCAGTGAGGTCGCTGAGCTTGCCCATTACGCGCCCCCGTTGCCATTCAACAAGCGGCGCAAGACGGCGCGGGACTTCATCCGTGCGCGCTGACTGCTGGGGCTGCGTGAAATCACCAAGACCTGGCGGCGACCGCCGCTGGTCCAGGACAGCTTCACATGCTTGCCGCCATTGCGGACGATGGGCACGAAGCCATGCGCGGTCACGGCCTTGACCGCCTCGCGCACGAGCTCGTTGTTGGGGCGCTTCATTTGAAACTCCAAGCCTTCGCCGCGACAGGCGTGCTATCGCGGTGGCTAATTCCGGTTCTCTTGTCTGCTTCACGGAACCGTCAGCAGCGGTTCGGGGAAACAGACCCTTGGAGAGGGCCGCGACCGCCACGGCATTCACGCGCGTGGCGACCGCGGTGGTCGATGCCAACTAGGCGGCGGCGCGCGCGCGCTCGATCCTTAGGCAGCGCGACGATGCTTCTTCTTCGCCTCGGCGCAGCGGTTCGCCTTTGCGTGCTTGCGGACGATGGTCACGGTGTCGATGTGCGCGCCAGCCAGCACGAAATTCAGCTGGCGCAAGGCGGTGACCGCCTCCTTCTCGTTGGCCGCAGCGACCGCGGGCGTGGTCTTCGCGTCGGTGGCGATCTTGGCTAGCGATAGGGCGCGGCGGAGCACCTCGCTTCCCCGGAGAAACGGCTCGTCGGTTTCGTCGGATTCGCGCGGCAGATGGGCGACGCGCGCCATCAACAGCGGTATCCAACTCGCAGGCATGAGCTTCAGGAACCAAACGAAGCCGCGCTTCTCCAATGCTGCCGTGACCGCAGCGGCCGGCACCTTCTCGAGGACCGCCAGCACCGTCGCGATGTCGTCCGGCGTGTCACCGGTGGCTTTCTTGCCGGAAGTCTTCGCACCGGCGCGCTTCTTCCCGATCAATCGTACGGCTGCGCGCAACGAGAGGTGAGGATTGTCCTTCCGCGCGACCTCGACCTTCTCCCGGTTCAGGAAGAGTTTTAGGTATAGAAACATGGTCGAGACGGCGAAGCCGTTCTCTTCCAACCAGCGCCTCAAGTTAGGGACGCGACCCCTCACCTTGAGCACGCGTTCGCCCGCGACGTAGGCGGAGTCTAACGCGTTAGACTCCGCGGCCCGAACAGCCCGATCAGCCTCGCGGATTTGGGAAGCGAGCTCGTCGAGGATGACGACAGAGTGCTGCTCCTGTCCGGAATTGTCGTTGCGATTTTCCAGATCGGCCGTATATACGGGCTGCATTTGCGCACCTTCCGAGGCTTTGACGGGTTTCGGGGATTGACGCAGACACGCAGACAATTACCCCCGGCGCAGCAGCCGCTGCCCGGGGGCTTCATTTATTTAAGCGGCACTCACCTCGAGCCTAAGCATTGCGCGTAACGCCGCGGTCGGCACGCGAATGCGATGCCCAATACGAAGAGAGGGGATTTGTCCTTCTTTGACCCCGGCGTAGGCGCTAGCGCGGCTCAACCCGAGCAGTAGGGCCGCGTCGTCGACGCTTACGGTCGTGTCCTCCATCAGCGCCTTCACCGGCGGTGCCTTGGTAGACAACGCTGCCGCCGACGCCGCCGCCTTCGCCGGCGCCGTCCTCTTCTTGCCCATGGCGGGCTCCATTTCTGTGTCTGATGGCCGGGCATCGTAGCCCCCCGTAGGGGGGCGTCAAGAATTGTTTGCCATACGGTTTGACACGGTGGCGTACGCGGTGATACGGGTTGTCACGAAACCAACCTGTCTAGACGCGAGGAGATCGCCATGGACGCCGAGCAAGAGGTCGCCGTGAAGCGAAGGGCCGGACGCCCCCCGGGACGGAAGGCACCGCACCGACCGACACTCACCACTTCCGCTCGAGTGTCGGCTGAGATCCACGAGAAGTTCGTCAGGGCGGCGGAGGCCAACGGCCGCACGCTGAGCGAGGAGGTGACCCAGCGCGCCTGCCAAAGCTTCGAGTGGGAGGCGGCGCACGAGACCGCGCAGGCGATGCTGGCCAAGGTCGCGCGCGTCACCAAGGAGACCGCGCAGGCGGAATTGGTGCGTGAGCTCCAGCGCCGCGGCTACCGCTACGTCCGGGGCATAAACGGCGCCGCCTGGTTCGACCCGGGCGTCGACTCCATCACCTGGATCGCCGACCCCGCGCTGCTGGACGACCTCCTGGACCGTGCCGTCGCCCGCACGCTCGAGACCATCGCCGCCCGCGCGCTTGCTAAATCCCAGACTAAGCCTCGGAGGAAATCGTGAGAGGGCACATCCGCCGGCGCGGCACCAATTCTTATGAGCTTAAGTACGACGCTGGCCGGGAGGGCGGTCAGCGCCGGACCGTCTACAAGAACTTCAAGGGCAGCCGCCGCCAAGCGCAGATCGAGCTTGCCCGCCTGCTCGCTCGAGCCGCCGACGGCGGCCACGTCGATCCCCACAGGCTCAGCGTCGGCACGTACTTGTGCGAGCGGGTAGCGCATTGGCGCGCCATGGGCACGATCTCGCCCAAGACCGAGCAGGGCTACAACGAGCTGCTCAAGAACCAGATCTTGCCCCACCTCGGCACCGTGCCGTTGCAGAAGCTGACCACGCGCGACATCGAGAGCTGGCACGCCACGCTCTTGAGCCGAGGTCGCAAGGGCCCCAGCGGTCGCCCAGGCCAAGGTGGCGTTTCCCCTCGCACCGTCGCGCATGCGCATCGAGTCCTCAACAAGGCGTTACGTGAAGCCGTCCGGCACGAACTGGTGCTGCGGAACGTCTGCACCGCCCAGCGCGCGCCCAAGGTCGTGCCGGTCGAGATGCACATCCTTTCCCCCGCGCAGGTCAAAGAATTCCCCACCGCGCTCGACGGCCACGAGCTCGCGGCTCCGGCGGTGACCGCGTTGTTCACCGGCCTACGGCGCGGCGAGATCCTGGCGCTGCGCTGGGGCAACATCGACTTCATGGCCAAGCTGCTCAAGGTGCGCGAGAGCTTGGAGCAGACCAAGGCCGGATTACGGTTCAAGCCGCCCAAGAGCAGAGCCGGCGTCCGCGATGTCGCGCTCCCCGACATCGTCGTTGAGGTTCTGCATGGACAGCGCAAACGCCTGCTCGAACGCCGGCTCCTGCTCGGCCAAGGCAAGCTCGGTGACAGTGATCTGGTGTTCCCGGCCTGGGACGGCTCTCCGCAGGGGCCCGAGGCGTTCAGCGCGGCCTGGGCCCGGTTCGCCCAGGAGCACGGGCTCGGAGTGACGTTCCATGAATTACGCCACACTCACGCGTCGCAGCTGATCGACGCCGGCGTTCCTCTCCCCGAGATCGCGCACCGGCTCGGACATTCCAGTCCGGCGATCACGCTCTCCACCTACGCACACTTGTTCAAGAAGGACGACAGCAAGGCCGCGAAGGCGATCAACGACGCGCTCGCCACGACTAGGGCTGTGGATAACCCTCGATGTCTGAACAAAGCTCCTCGATTTATCGGTCAGCCCACGTTCCGGTACCAAACTGATCGATCCCATTCGTGAATCCCAATTGCCGCTCGTCGTTTGCGGACCACGCTACGCTCGGTGCAGGCCATGGCCCTACCCCTGCCTGATATTTGCGAGCTCATACGCGCGCACTTCATTTTGCTTGGCTCGCCCGGTTGGAAAGAGGAAGAGCGCGATCGCCTGCTCAAACTCCTGGCCGAACATGGTTTGAAATGGAGCGACTTGCCCGAGGTATTGCTCGCCACCGCGAACCTCGGCGTCACGACACCGCCCGACCTATTGCTGCGCCATCACTTCGGCTGGGGCGATATGCCAAAAGTCTTTGCCGATGCGAGCGCCCCGCAATCGCCAAAGAAGCTGCAACCTTTCCGACGGCTGGCTCAGTGCTTTGGCTTGTTCGGTGATGAAAACAGCAACGTAGCTGCAGGTGCGCGGAAAGAGCTGAATGCGTTCCTGACAAGGCACAAGCTGAGCTGGGCCGAATTGACGGCGATCCTCGCCGCCGGCGCTATACAGCCGCCGCTGTCGTCACCCGCATCCACAGAAGAGCCGAGAGTCAACGTGCTCGGTCTCGTCTTGGTGCTGCTTGAAAAACACATTTGCATTACCGAAGCGCAGCGCATGGTTGTCGCGCTATGGGCGTTGTTCACCTGGATCTGTTTCCAGTATTTTTCGATTGCGCCCCGACTAGCAATTCTCTCGCCCGTAGACACAAGCGGCAAAAGCTTGCTGCTAGAGCTGCTCGAGGCGTTGACCTTTCGGCCTTACCTATCTGACAGCATCACGCCAGCGGCGCTCCTCCGGCAGCTGTACGTCGGTGGAGAGCAAACTATACATCTCGATGAAGGCGACAATCTCGGCTTGTTCAAAAACGAGGTGCTGCGCTCGATCCTAAATTCCGGACATCGGTACGGCCATAACCGAACCATCACCATCAACAACCGGCCGGTAAAGTTCTCGACTTTTGGCCCAATCGCCATCGCAGCAATCGGCACGCTCCCGGCACCTTTACTAAGTCGCTGTGTCGCAGCCATCCAGATGCTTCGGCCAACGCCTGAGGAGTTTCAACAACTCGAAAAATTCAGCCCTCGTAGCCTAGAGATCATCAAGACCTTTCACGCGACCCGGGAGGAAATTCAAAAATGGGCAGCAACGTGCAAGCTCTCGCTGGACCCCGACATGCCGCCGGAGCTTATCCTTCGCAACTGGGACAACTGCCGTCCGCTGCTCGCAGTGGCCGACAGCTTAAACTTCGACCGCAACGGAAACGATCTGGGATATAGCAAGGCCGCCCGTGCCGCCCTGGTCGAGCTGTGCGGCAGCCGTCAACACGAGAACATCAAGCTCAAGGTGCTACGCGACGCCCAGACGATATTCGAGATGAAAAACGTGGATTGGAGTCCGAAGACCTGGTCGAGGAACTGA